TTCAAGCGGTACGGAGAAAACGCCCGTTTGGCGCGATTGCTGTCTAGGAGTCACCAGTGAAAATCTCCATGTTTTAGGTGGTGGAGGCCGTTTTGTTGCGGATTATAAGATGCTCAAAACAGGAAAAGGCGCTGGTTTATTGAATAAATTTAGGATTTTAGGGTTTTTCAGGGAGGACTAAATATAACTTTATTTCACTGATTTGTCAATAGGAAAATTGCAATAATTGCTTATTTTTCAACTGCTTGAGTTTGACAATATGGGAAATTGACAAGTTGGCGAGTCCGACAAAACACATTCTGATATTTTTTGTCTAGCTATTCAGTACCCGCTAGAAATAATCAGTCGGCGTTTTGTTTTTTCAAAAGTCCTTCCAACTCCTTGTCAAGAACCGGTAAATGGATTTTAACTATGCCCCAAACCATTTAATCGTTAAAAAGGTCGTACCCATGAACGGCAAGGTTCCGGAACGCGACTATTTTCTGGTAGTTGCTTATCCGGGCCGCGATGTCCGGCGCAAGCTGGAAAAGTTTGTTCAACGCCTCGCCAATGATTATTAACTGCCTCTCAACACTGGAGCGCAACAGATGGCTTGGCGAATAATCGGCGAGGCTTTTTCCGGCAACGAATTCGGTTATCAGGGAAGTGGCCTGTTTTGCGTCGAACAGGGATTTCGCGGGACTATGCCGCATATAATAGCTTTCGGGTTTCGTTTACGCCTTTTATGAAATAGGGGTTACGCATCGCTTTGGATTCCACGAGGTCAACATGGCGATGGAAAACTCCTTCCAGTTCTTCCAGAAGGCCGAAATATTGGTCAGCGGCGTTTATCGTCTCTATTCTGCGGAACTCTACCAAGAAGTCAAAATCGCTTCTTTCCGGGTCGAAATCCTCTCCCGTGGCGGCGGAGCCAAACACCTCCAGCCGTAGTACGGCATACTTGGCGCAGAGATTGCTAATCTCCGCCATTTTGTCTTCAACGAGTGCAATCATTGATGAACCGCCTATTTGACATCTGCCATATTATGGCACACAGCATGGTTATTCGGCATATTGTCGCAAACTTTGCATTCTCTTCCAAGTCCGATGGATTTCATGAACTTCGCCGTCAACTGAGAGTTGCCATAGTCTCCTGCTTCTTTAAAAATATGAGTCCCAAAGTAGGGGCATCATACCCGTATATACACTTGCGCCAAAGCTGATTAGTATTTCAGTATCTTCTACGCGATTCCTTATCCTCCTCCTCCCTCGCGTTGATGAACATAACCCGGAGGGCAGTAGGTACTTCCCGAAGTGGCACTTCAAACCGAGACCATGATTCCAAGCGCCTAGTGAGACCGTAAACCACGCCTGCCAGAGAATCGGAGAGGTCTTTGCTTCCACGTTGGTTGTGATCAACCTTCCCATACTTTGGATCGAACTCAAGCTCTTTAAGCTCCTTGAGCAATTTCGGATTATTCGGCATTTTTAATCGCCGGTCATAAATAGCCTGCTTTAATAGTTCGTAGGGAAGAGGGGTTTTGTCCATTGACTGCTGGCCAGTCATAAAACCCTTCTGGCGGAGCATTTGAATGGAGTCGGCGGATTGGTAACTGTCAAACGACACCCAGCGTATGTTCACCCCCATATCCCGAAGCTTGTACAGGAGCTCTCTGATATTCGAGAAGTTTATCTCCCCGCCTCTTGGGGGCTTAACCTCCAGGGCGAAGTCTATCCGTATTTGGGGTAGTTTTTCCATGAAGTCCCCACGTTTCACCTCGGTGAACCCTTCAACCAAGCCACAAACTATCCCGGAGCTGTCGGATGACAAGGCAAGATCGACATGAACAAAGCGAGCCTCTTCCGGATGGAAGAATTTCGGCCTATAAATCTCAACATTCGTTTCCTGGAAGTCCACGTCCTCCCGGCTCAAAATGGACTCATGTTTGCCAAAACACTCAGATATGGCTTCAACATCCATGATGAACGGGTGTAGGGCCACGGTTGATTTCCCCAAAATATCCCTGATGGCGCCGGTTATGTCCCGCTCGAACTCGCTCCGGTATTCAACGGGGACGTTTTCGACAAAGGGCGTGTCCTGGGATGATAGCGTCTCATCATCGCCGATAATCCGTGGCTTTTTGAAATCGCTTCCCACAAACACCGAGAACCATTTGCCGGAGAAATTATGGGCGGGCAAGATGTCCCACGTCCGCTTATCGTAAATGTATATCGAGGTTTTGCCCGTCCGACGGATTTCGTCCCTTGCCTCCGCCTCCTTCAAGTCCGTGAACTGGCCGGGGTATCTTCTGGATGACACCAAACAGAGAATACCCGGTAAGATGCCGTACTTCATGAACCGTGATTTCCGGCGCCGAGCGATGGAGTCGTAGAGGGCTGTGGCTTGGTCATAACTCCCGCCGGTCACGGAACGTTTGGATTTGTCCACCGCTTCCATATGATTAAGCTCGTCGAGCAACGCGGTGAAAATATTCTGGCCGATTGTGGCGGTTTCCTCCCCTGACACCGGCTTGACGATTATTCTGTTCGGGAAAACCATCTCGGAAGTGAGAGATTTGTCGTAGGGAAACTTTTCCCGAAAATATGGCGAACCATCCACCATCGCCTTAAACCGCTTGTAGTCCACGCTCTTGGCAAGGGTCGCGTTTATGTTTTGGAAGACGATTAGGATTTCCGAGGATGGGTCTAGATCGAAAAGTCGCTGGGGTTGCCGAAAGCAGGAAAGCACATAAACCTGATACGCAATCGTGATTAAAGCCGTGGTGCTTTTAGCCGCGCCAATCGCCCCGGTGAAAACGGCTTCCGTGTAAACTGACCCCACCCGTGATCCATAAGAAAGACCCTCGATAACGGGATTGTTTAGCTTCTCAAGCTCATTAAGCGCTTCGGGGTAAACGATTGACTCATAGTTCAGGTAATCGGGGCTATTTACGAACTCCCGGATGCTGACGGGGTAGGTCTTCATGTACTCCATGAGACGCAGGCAAAAATGACGCCCTTCCATCGCCTCTTTAACGGCAAAGCTGGTGAACTCCGCCAACTCCGGGCTGATATCCTTGTTGCTCTTGGCAAAGCTGGCTATCAGCTCAGTAACTTTCTTCAGCTTTACCGTTTTCATTTATTTCATCCGCCATTACCTTGTTGATCTGGGAAATGAGTTTAGAGATTCCTGAACCGTCGCTAGTTATTCCATCGGATTCGGTCATTTTTAACTCGAAGGTGCGTTTGAGCTTGGTCATCTCAAGGATTTCCAGTGAAGCCTTGAGCCTGACACTGTCGTTCTCTGACCCCATCATGCTTACCAAGACCATCGCGGCTGTTTCTGCCTTTGCTTCAAGAAGAGAGTAAGCCCGTTCCCGCTGGCGCCGGGCATAATTGGTCAGGGCTTTTTGGAACTCCGGCTTTTTCCGCCAGTTCAGTATTGTCTGGTCACTTACCCCACACTCTTTGGCTATTTCAGCAAGGGTCATACGCCCCAAAAACAAAAGTTCGACGGCCTTTTCCTGTCGGCTGTCGAGGAAAAGTGGCTCCTCGGCTTCTTTGAAATACTCTTCCATATGTCGTACTCCGTCTCAGGTTCCTAAACATCCAAGTTCTTCCAAGAATTCCCCAATATGCCCCTTGTCGTGAACTTGTGTTCACTTTTTCGCCTCTTCCATAATTCGGCCTATCTCCGCCCACTCCATCACCTTAAGGAACACCACGGCGGTGTTTTTTATGTTGTAAGTCTTCTTAACGGATATCAGCATTTCGAAAAGCGTTTTGTACCCGGATATCGCGCATAGATATTGGGTTTTTGCCCCCACGTTGAACTGGGCCGCTTCAAACAGGTTGTCCATACGCTCCACTTCTTCAGGAAGAAATAGCAATGCAATGGACTCCATGGGGATTCGCGGTGCGTTTAATCCTGTAAATTTCAGATCCCCCAACTCCTCTATGAGGTCAGAATCCAGACCGGCATAAATCTTGGCCTCCAGGTCTTCTATCTCCGCCCACAATGAAGAGAGAATCTGCATATCGTCACGCCCAACAAGGGCGTTATGTGACAACTGGATTGCTATCCTCTCCGAATGGCTGATCTGGTCATCCCGGTATAGGAAGATGATTGATTCAAGGCCAGCGTCTATGGCGGCCTTTACCCGGTGGTTACCCGAAAGGACAATGAATTCCCCAGTCTCTGTTAAATGACAAAACGGCGTTGAAGCGAGATGCCCGTCCTTCTTGATATTGTCGAGAAGCTGACGGTACTGGTAGTTCTCCATATACCGGGCGTTCTTATCAAGAAGCTTCAGGGACTTGGGGTTTGCTATCCCAATTTTTAAGGCCTTGAGAACTCCGCTGGCGTTGATTGCCTCAATGGACTGGAGGATGTTGTTCGGTACGCTGGCGGGACTCGTGGAGCTTTTCACGACCCCGGACACAGCTTGAATAGCGCCTCTCATCGGCAAACTGGTATCTTCAGGCGGCTTTATCGTGGTCATATTTTGATTCCCAGAGTGGCAGAATGTCTTTCAATCTCATCTCTCCCAGTTTGGCGTAGTAGTTCAAGGCATAGCGTCCCTCGGATGAATTTACTTCCTTCCGGTTTGCCAGAGTGAAGACCCCTCGATATTTCATCGAGACAGGGTTGTTCGAGAACGCCGTTGTGTACACGGTGTCCACTCGCTTAACCAGCTTTTTCTCCAGAATGTCCTTCATCTCCGCGGAGGTGGCGGCAAGAAGAACAAGTTTCGAGAGGCGTTTGTGGACGGATGGAACCGCAAGGTCGGCCATCATGTACATAACCTCCCCAAGCTCCTTATTGAAACCGACACTAGGGATATTGAACCCTAATAGTCCCGCAATCTTCCCGTCCACTGTCACCACGTAAGTTAATTGCGTCTTTGACCAAAGGATCGATGGTTTCAGGTAGAGCGTTCGCAAGTAGTCAAACACCTCACCACGTATGGGCTGAATATCCAGTGTGGCTCTTGGGCTTATAGGCACGTCCGACGCAAGGACTTTGTAGGGGTTCGTAGGAGCTATCTTCTGGCGTAGCTGAACTATTTTTGCGGATGCCTTTATATTCGAGTAAAGGTAGATACTCATAGACCTGGACTTCCGGATAACGGCCACTGGCTTCCCGATTTGCGAGAACCCATCATGCAAAGGGAACTCCGTATAAATGAGATACGGATTGCCACGTTCCATAATCTTTTTAGGAAGGGCGAAATCTTTAGGATCGAATATCTCGTATGACGGCCTGTTCCAGGCTACAAGACTCTCCAGCGTCTTATACAGATTTTCGTACCCGCCCTTGTAGGTTGGTAAGAACGACAGAAACGTCACGTCTTTTGGAGCCGCCTCGATAACCTTAAGGGCATCGGCGCAATAGTAGTCGGTTATCTGAAGGGCTGTTTTCTTTTCCTCCAGCTTGGCGACCGTTTTCTTTAAAAGCTCCGGCCAGCGGGCAAGCATTGCCTCATACATCCGCCTCGGGTAATCGTTCTTTCGCGGGTAAAACTGACTCAATTCCAACAAGAGCATAACCGTCGCGGCCTTCTCCACCACGTTTGATTTGAACTTGTGTTCATTTTTCAACTCGCCATTGATGTCGAGTCTGAAATCTGTGTCTGTGAAAGACCAACCAATAGCTGAAGTGTAGAGAGATACGTCGTTGCTACTAATTTTTCCCGTAAAGCCGTTAAGCCGCAGGACGGTTTCTGCTGTGAAATTTCCACTGCACAGAATTTGGACAGGGCCGGTCATAAGAGGGATATAGCTCGCTATCACCTTCCGAGCTTGTTGGGAAATTGTACCCTGAAACATTACTCAAATAGCTCCGGCGGGGGTATCCTGCTACCGTCTTCAAGTTTCTCACCCCGAAACTCTGGCCATAGCCATGCAGAGCCTTTATCATTCTCAAATTGGCGGCCAGATATGAGCCCATCTTTGACGATATGAAACACCTCAATATCGGAGTTTCGGTGAATCCATGCGGATAGCTTATTGGCTCTATGGCATTTGGCTGGGTCTTTTTCGGAGCACATGATGACAGTACGGAAAAAATCACCATGCTCAATCACCCTGTCCATAGCGGAGATAAATTCGGCAGAGTGGATAGACGTGCTTTCGAGACCACCCAGATACTTTCCTTCCCATACATATTCGATCCCAGCCTGTTTTAAGGATAGAGACAGACTCCCCTTATTAAACTGTGGCGAAAATCGTGAGTGGGGATGCGACCTCACATCAATCAACTTGGCAATACGATACCCCTCCAATATATCGACAAATTATGGCATCCGTATAATAGAGTGACCGACGCTATAAAGAGCCTTTTCTAATCCGCCCATAATCATCCTCAGTTCATATATACATGATAATTATAGCATAATGGCACGCGATATTATATATATGATTACTCTATTTTCTCTACCTCCTAAAAGCTAATAGATATTAGTTTTTGTCAGCTTGTATAGCTACATTAAAGCTCGTGTACCTTACGTCAATGTAGTTGCGTAGCCACATAGCGGATAACGACAGCATACGCTCTTCAACCTCGATGCCGAATTTTCCAAGGTACATAAGCCCACGTTTATTTCCAGCCTTGCGTACATCGGCGGCCCAATTCACTTCCTCTTCCGTGCATACGCCATTTGTGCTTTTAAACAAATACTCTGGCGGCACGTTAGCCACGTCGAGTAGCCTTTCCATATCAGCCAACAATGGCTGGTGGTATTTAGGGTCTAGTATCTTGGACTTGAAAGCCGCATCCCTCATTGCATCGTACTTGTGGTTGCTCACTTACTGTCTCCTTTTTTACCCCGGCCAAATGCTATACGATAATCTTCCACGGTTGCCAGCCTATCTCCTTCGTCAACCTTCTCCTTTAGGGTTATCGTAAGCTTTGGCTTGGATTCGGATTTAACCTCAACCGGCTTTACATACTTTCGTGGCGGGGTTAATTTGATAAGCGTGTTAATGTGCCCGGCCACAAAACTTACCGACGGTGTTACCGGGCGGGTGTATCCCCCGGAATCGGTGACACCCGCCGTTACGAAAGCCCCCCATCTACCCAAAGCCAAATCCAGTTGCGTGGTGTATGACAATCCAGCTTCGGTGCAATGCTTGTTAATGGCTTTCAGCATTCCAGCCTCTTTAGCGGTGACGGCGGGAATAAAATCGGCGCTGTTATATTTGTACACAAGTTCACGCCAGATACGAACCACGTTTTTCTTGTCATCGGAAAGTGAGGCTTTCTTTCCGTACTGCCCTTTTGTGGCGATCACGTCCGATGCCTTTATCCCTTTTGGAAATTTCGCCGCGTCTCTCTTCTTATCGGAGTTCATGCTATTCATATTCCTCTTTTCTCTCGATAATTCCGTTTTCTCTTTTCTCGCTTTAAAGGCGTATAAAAAACGTCTTCGTTTTTTATCGCTAGTTCCTTCTTTAGGTTCATATGAGGGTTCAATATGAGGGTTCCCATGCGATTTTCCAGACAAAGCAATCTCGTCACCCTTTATTGACGAGGCTTTTTCTATTTCACTCCCAAGAGTGGGGGAGGACATCCGTGTCCGACCTACACGGACACCCATATCCGCCATGTGGCGGACACCTATGTCCGCGTCTCCCCGGGCATCATATGTTTTATGGGCTTTGTCTAACACGGTATCCGGGCACCATGAAGCCGTGTAAATATTCGACGTTTGCCTACCATTACTGAGAAATCTAGCCTCAGTTCTCAGAACCCCCTTTTTCACTAAGGCTGCCAAATACCTTCTTACGGAACGCGCTGATAACGAGACTTCCTTCGCTATAGTTTTGTTGCTCGGCCAGCAGCGGTCTTTACCACCGCCCATTCTATTAACTAGAGCGCGTAGCACCGAGTTTTCCCCGTGTGATAGATCAAGGGCTGGCATGGAATCCAGCAATTTTCCTTTTAAAGACTTCATAGCTCATCCTTTCCTTTTTTATTGGGTCTAAAACCCGCTTAGATAAATACCCTTGGGCAGTCACCCACCATCTTCACGCACACCTTGCGACACTTGTTTCTCCGCCATAGCCACGTATATTTTGGGTTATTCATAATTAACTCTTCTGTTGTGACAGCAGCCACTCGAAAAACTTCTTTTCATCAATAAGTATTTTTCTCCCCATGCGGACGAGCGCCCCATCAAGTCCATTTCCTGGAATAAGGCCTGCGCTATTCTTTCTCGGCCTGGCATGGAAAATTATATTTCTCAATGATGCTTCAGTCAGAAATTTGTGTTTCTCACAAAACTGTCGTATCGTGAAATAAGTTGCTTGCCCTTGATTACTCATAAACGCTCCGTATCGTGATGATCTGATTTTCAAGGCAGATTATGGTGGATGTTTGAGCGTGGTTCCTTACTTTTAATAATTGAAATTTATCTTCCGAAGTTGTGAAGCTAATAATGGAGGCAAAGAATGGGGAGTGTAGAGGAATGAGATTCTACTTTTAATTTATTCTATTTTCCCATACAAAATAAGGCCCAATAACCTTCGAGAGTAGTTCTATATTCTGCCGTTTTTAAATCGTCATAGGCTTTTTGATTGAACGGGTAAAGTGAAACATACTTAGTGTTTGAATCAACAAAACCATATATTGTTTTTGCAATCTCCGTAGATGAAGCATTATTAGCCTTTGCATCAAGACAGCGAAGGTATATTCTTAATTTGTCTTTACTGATATGCTTGCTATCGGTAATTAGTTTAATTTCACCAGCCTTTTTTCTATCTTTTTGAATGTCTTTTAGCATGCTTTTAGCTTCCTTAAGTTGCTCTAACAAAGAAGTGGATAAATTAAAAACAAAGATAGCCCGATCTGGGCGCACTATATTTATATCAGATTCACTCTCATCTTGAGCATACATTGCTTTGATATTTATGAAGTATTCAATGGAATTATCATTTAGATCATCGTAAGTGGTAATCCTTACAGGAAATTTAAGCCGCGATAAGCGTGTAAAGGCTCGATTATCGCAATCCTTATTAGGATCGGGCAGTGGGCGCCTTACCCCCCATCTTTCTTTATAGAAGTCATAATATTCGTATTTGGACAATACGAACGTTGTTCTCCAGTATGACATAAATAGCTTAAATGGATGGCCATATTTATCTAACAATCTTTCCCGATCACTGCCAGACATCTTATGCTCTTCATATCGAGCCAATATGGGAAATAGCTTTAGTGCCTTTTCTCTCTTTTTTTTGAAAATCTTTTCGAAAAATGGGTCAAGCCACGTTGTGACAAAATTAAAATCAGCGCGGTACTCAGGATTCCTCCGCAGAAACTCCCACGCCCAACCCGCTGCTGTCAGATTTTCTGTAAAAGCGTAATCCTCTTCGTTACGCCAGTTCGGTTTTTTTCCCATTGGCCACTCCGAATATCTTTTCGTTCATACGCTCCACCACTCCCGCTGTGTGCTGGTGGGACAAATGGGCGTATCTTTTAACCATCTGCAATGTCTTATGCCCCAGAACTTCGGCGATCTCTGCCAGTGTAGCCCCGTTCATCGCCAGATAGGAAGCCGCGCTATGCCGGAGATCATGGAACTTGAAATCTTCTATCTCGGATTTCTTTAACGCTGACTCCCAAGGTTTACGGATATCCATAGGCTTCTTGAGGTTTTCTTTCGACGGGAATAAAAGGTTGGTATCAAGCCGCCGGACAAGCTTCCTAACCAGTTCCAGCGCCAGACCTTTTAAAGGCAACGCCCGCCGTTCCCCATTCTTGGTCTCGGTCAATTGGATGACTTCCTTCGCAATGTCCACGTCCTTCCATGTAAGGCTCATGATTTCGTCTTTTCTGGCACCTGTGGACAGTGCAAGGGTTACGACGGTGAAGAGATATGGATTCTGGCTTTCTTTGCAAACATGAAGAAGCTTCTCGCGTTCCTCGTCGGACAAGAACCGAACTCGGCCTTTTGGCTCCTTCTGTTTTGTGATTTTTTTCATAGGGGAATCCTCAAGCCACTCCCACTCTTTCATCGCAACGGAAAAGGCGTGGCTCAATACCGCCAGATACCGGTTAACCGTGGCCGGGGTTCGCTGGCCTCTGCTCGTCTTGCCACTAAGAAGGATATCTCTGCATTCCACGATAAGGGCTGGGGTAATATCCGCCAGAGAGTATTGCCCCAACCGTTCTTTCCACCAGCGCATCTGGATGTCCTGGGAATAAGAGTCTTTCTTTTTGGGCAGGACATCCTTAATGTAACGGTCGGCCAATTCAGCGAAGGTATGACGCTTGGCCTCCCTGTTATTGAAATGCCGTCCTTCCCTTATGGCGGATTCAGTGCGTTGCGCCCAGTCTTTCGCGTCGGTTTTTCTTTCGAAGGTGGCGGTCTGTGCGGCGTGTCCCTTGAGGCGGATAAGAACGCGGTAGTGAGTTTTACCGTTCTTTGTTTTTCGTTCTTCGATGAGAGCCATAGAATTCCCTCCAAACAATCACAGCTTGATGTGCTGTCAGTTGTTGTGAATAGCTATGGCTTATTATAACCTACTGCACCAAAATTGCACCATTTTATTGTTTCAGGAGGGTTTGAAAACGATATCTCATTGAAAAATTGGTGCCCTCGGCGTGATTCGAACACGCGGCCTACGGATTAGGAATCCGGCGCTCTATCCTGCTGAGCTACGAGGGCGGCTCTAAAAAGCAGAGTGAAAGTATATATCGTCTCGCTGTCAGTTTGGAAGGGTTATTTGAGCGGAAGATGTGAGTTGAATATAAACATGTAGCCGGTTTCGGGTTTCAACCCAGTGACGGATATTCCATACCTTTTCCAGAAGCGTTATCGGGAATTGGAGGCGGGGAAAGCTTTTCGATATCCACGAACTCGAACACTATCTCGCCAGCTTTGACCAATCCCATGTTCTCGCGGGCTATGGCCTCTACATATTTGTCGCTGGAGTTGATTTGGGCAAGCTCGTTTGCGTACCTTGCGTTTTCGTCTGCAAGCTGGGACGCTTTCTTGTTTATCTCTTCTATGGCGGAGGAGAGCTTCTGGATGTCCCTAAAGCCATTTTCCTTGTAATAAGAAGCCGTGGTAAGGAACGCAAAATAGAACGCCGACAACGCGAACAGCGCCCAGCGTCTTCTCTTTTCCATCATGGTTCGCGTAACCTTATTACCCTATTGAAGTGAATACGTTCCGCCCACGGAAAACCGCTGTGGGGCCGAGTTCCTCTTCTATCCTCAGTAGCTGGTTGTATTTGGCGATC